AACAGACGTAGCACAGATGACAGTACAGACGAATATAACCAGTCTGTATACCCTAAGGCGATAGACACTAGTGATGTACATGAGAACGCAAGAGGCAGTCTAACAAGCAGTAATGCAGTCAATAGAGACACGATACGAAAGATCAGTATACCATCAGCAGACTTTGATGGGTTTGAGATACCAACAGTAGGCAGTAATCTATCAGTAGTCAGCAGTAATGCGACAGAGTTTAGCGAACCACTTGTCGTAGAAGGCACTTATAAACCTACCTACCCAAAGAACCATGTGTATAATACAGAGAGCGGGCACTTGTTTGAGTTTGATGATACGGACAGTTATAATCGTATATTACTAAGTCATGCGTCAGGCTCTTATGCTGAGTATAGTAATGACGGTACCTATGTGTCTCATATCGTTTCAAAGATGTTTGAGGTTGTGTCGTCTGATAAGTCTTCTCTATGTGAAGGTGATGTTATCGAAACGATTGATAAGTCTCTTAAACTCAAAGTAAATAAATTAAATAGTTCTGGTAATCATTATGATATTGAAATAGGCGAAGGTGCTAACTTTAATATTATGGTGAGGTCTGGTTCTCTAAATATGAATGTTAATGGTAACGTGAATATCTTTTCGAATGATGATATTAATATGTCTTGCGATAACTTTCGAGTTGACGCTTCGAATAAGGTGACGATATCTTCGGGTGATAAAATGTTACTCGATAGTTCGGGTGAGAATGATATTAACGGTACCCCTATTAATCTTAACTAAGGCGGAAACTGGAGCATAAAGTCTAATCTATAAATGCAATAGACACTATCTCTAAATGTATGGGTAATCTATATGTGGAAATGGTTATTAAGACTGTATATCGTATGGTCGATTTGTTTAGATATATCTGTAATAGGTGGTTTAGTCTATTACTTCTTTTTTCTCTAGGCGGGAACTGGTAGAATTGTCGTTAGTATCTTTTGTGTATATACTTACAGGGAATAATTCTAACTGAACAGGTACGGCAGTATCACACGACATACAACACTCCGGTGTACCACAATCTGTATGCTCTAAATTCATAAAACTATATATACATATGTCCATCCTTAGAAAAAATATCCTTAACGCTACTCACATAGAGTTTCCAGAATACCATAAAGTCTATTCGATATCGCAACTCGGAAACTTTATCGATTACAATACAACACTAGAAGAAGACGCAAGATTTAGACTAGAGAGTTTGATGAGTGATCTAGACAAACGTGGTATGACTCACCCGATACTATTATCACCTACAATCGCTTATAGTGTATCTGTTGGACATCAACGAGTATGGTATGCCAAACAAAAAGGGTATACACATATAGATTGTTACGAAGTACCTGATCAAACATCTTGGGAAAAAGTTTTCTCTTACACACAATCAAATGACTACTGGCAAAAAAATTCTCACAAGTAGATATATAAACTTTCCGCAAAAGTATATACTCGCAGACTTATCAACATTAACATACAAGTGGGATTCTGTACCAGTGAACGAGTGGACAGATTATGCAGACAAGTATGATATACCGTATAAGGAACTCTTTTCGGATTTAGATCGGAATGGTTTAATGCATCCTGTGATTGTAAGAGATTTAAAAAATAATGGTGTCTTACGAAAATATAAGTGTGGGGGTCGTAGAATTATATGGGCGAAACGTCAAGGTTATACACATATATCTGCCTATCAAGTACACGATATCTTTGGTACGGAAGAAGATAAACAACTAGCGGATGCAATTGTGAAGGACCAATGGTTTCGAATTGACTAAATACTATAGTATGAATACAAATCGAGGAATACATTAGAATCCCGTTCTGGGATCGATTATAGATATATAATCATTTTTACAAAGGAGAATACATGTTAAGATTAATAACCTTTACGGTTGTAGGTATGCTACTCTTGTCTTATCAGACAATGGCGGCAGAGATTACTCCGTATGGTACCTTTAACTACAAATGGTCACATGATGAAAATGCTTCTGGCGTTGCATATGACAAACTAGAGAACAATGGTTCATTAATTGGTGTCGATATTATCGAAGACTTTGATGAAGCAAGTTCTATATCAGGTATTGCAAAACTAGAACTCGGCTTAGATGTTGACGATAGTGGTAGTAACGCTTTGGATTCAAGACTCGCTTATGTGGGTGTTGAGAACAATGGTATTGCCGTTACCGTAGGTCGACAAGCACACCCATTTGCTTCTGTTTCTAAAACTGCTAACTTTGAAGTGTATGGATCAAACGCTGTGTTTAAATATGGTGATAGATCATCTAACACAATCAAAATTGATAATGGTAGTTTTGCTGCAATGGCAATGGTTGACGGTAGTTCAGGTCAAGACGGCATAGATGTTTGGGAAGCAAGTCTCTCTCATACAATAAGTGGTATTGACTTATCTGCTGGTTATGGTGATGATGTAGTGAATGATATATCGTATTGGGGTGCAGGCGCATCCGCAAGTGTAGGTGATATTACTATCGCTTCAACTTATACAATCAAAGATGCTGCTACTGACCTTGTAGGTATGGAAGCAACAGTTGGTTGGAAAGCACTAACAGTAGGATATGGAGATAAAGAAGGAACTGGTACATACCTGACTTATGGATTAAGTCACAGTATGACAGATAGCCTAACCGTCTATGCAGAAATGCAACAAGACGATTTGGATACTGGAACAGACCTACAACACTATAGTGTAGGAACCAAGTTCACATTCTAAATTAATATAACAAAGGAGAAAATTCATGAATAAATGGATAAAAGATATAGGCGCATGGAAAGACTATGGACTAATATTAGTAGCAATTGCTATCTTTACTGGAATACTTCCAGTAATGACATTAGTGAAATGGGGACTTCTAGCGTGGATCGCTGCTAACTTATGGCAACGATTTAACAAATAGGAATTATTATGATCAAAAAAATCATTTATGTACTGATTGTCATTGGTGCTTTTTGGTTAGGTCATTACTACGGTGAACAGGCCGTCAACGTTATAGACGATTTGCCTGTACCAAAAATTACTATTGAAATGCCATCAGGCGATGAAATAGAAACACCTGTCGCAACGGAAGAAGTGAGAGGTTAATCAAATCGGCCGTATCGTTTAATTAGGATTGACCTTAGTCTTTCCCAAACGATACGGTCATATACTTGCTGACCAGTTCTTGGTTCTCTCAATGCAAGGTTATCGTACTTCAACTTACACTTAATAATTTTTTCTAACATTGTATTTGATGAAAGTATGCCCAATGCATATTGCCTTGACCATTTTCAAATGTAATGTCTTCATAGGTAATTGTACCCTCTGAAATTTTATTTGTATCAACTTGCATAACGGACGCTTCGCAATCGTCAGTAACATTGATTTGTATGTTATCAATCTTACCGTCTCTTAGAGCACCACTACGTCTAACTTCAACTACGTCACCAACTTTAATTATCATAATATATCCTTTCGTTTAGTTTAAGTATAATGGACCAGTCCAACACATTGGGTAATTTCCTTCAAGAACATTACCTCTTGGTGAGTTCAATGCAGGTGCAGCCCAACTAGCAGGTTTTAAAACATCACCTGATTTGAAATGTTTAAAATCTTTTTTAACTATAAAAGCGTGAACAGAACCTTTTCTAATTATTTTTATATATTTTGGTCCTTCTTTTACAACCCATGAGTTAGCAAATTCTTCTTTCATGCTTTCAAGTTTAGTGCCAATATTGTAGTCTTCAATAGAAGCGTTAATTAAATTTTGAATACCGTCTTTGATATTCTGTGCAGGTTGTACTTTAATCATTACGCAACCTCCATCAAAGAATAAGGCACACGCCACTTACCACCAAGGTTAGTGTCTTTGATTACTGCTTTCGCAGGATTGGTTTTGATGATAACACCAGGTCTCTTACGACCATTAGGTCTACCAAAGACAACATGGTCGCCAACTTTGAATTGACCTTTAGTAGATCCTTTCGCAGCGTTGATCGCTGTCTCTAAAAGAAACAAATGTTCCTTATGTTCTGGATTCTTAATCCAGTCTAGTATATCAGTTAAGTTATTAAATTGTAGTTTCATAATATAGTCCTTTCGATTATTGTGTTAATTCTTGTGATTGTAAAGAAGACAATCTTTTAATAACATTGTCATAATTAATTTTAATAGTCTGGTAGATGTCTAGATATTGGAGAGACTTAACATATTCAATCTTTTCGTCAATAGATTTAAGATTATTGTATTCTTCAAACATTTCGTTTTTTGAGGGTAGTTTAGATGTATTCATAATGTATCCTTTTGTTAATATATAAATACTATACATGGATGTTACTTGAAAGTCAAGGAAATATCCAGATTAATTGAAAATTAAAAGTGTTATTTTTCAATGGTTTAACTAGGGTGCGACATATATGCCCAATTATGTTCTGGGTTTGTTCGCATATGAAATGGAGATTTTATGGGATTTTTTAGTAATCTATGGAAGAATTGGGGTAAGAGTGAAAATGTATTACCACCAAAAGAAATAAAGAAAAAGAAAGTAGTTAAAAAGAAAAAGAAGACTACAAAAAAAAAGGTAAAGTAAATGGGAACATGTAAAAATTGCGGACACGGCTGTCATTGTTCAAGTGGTAGTTCTTGTCAATCATGTGAATGTGCAAATTGTGAGCATGATGAGTAATGGCTAAGGGTATTAACGTAGCAGCATATTCTAGAGGTCCTAAGAAAAGAACATCGATTGGTGATAGTTCTAGATCAAGACCTAAAAATAAACATAAGAGAAGACAACACAAAAGAAGTGTAGGACAAGGGTAATGCCTGCTGTTA